ACTCCACCGCTATGCGCAATCTTGCGCCAGCGGAGACCCTTTTGATACAGGCGCTTAGAAAGTCGCTCCCGTTCAAGGGCAAGCCGTTGGGTTGGGACTACCTGTCCAGCGAAAACCCGAAGGGCAATATGCTCGTGTCGGACAAGGCGGATTACATAATATCGGCTATGCAGCGCACGCGCCGGAAGATAATAGTTTTGGATGACTTCCAATACATCATGGGCAACGAGTTCATGCGCCGGAACGATGAAAAGGGCTACGACAAGTTCAACGACATCGGCCGCCACGCCTGGGACATTCTCAACGCCGCAACAGAGCTACCGCGTGACGTGCGCGTCTACATCATGTCGCACACGGAAGAAACGGACGCGGGCAAGTCCAAGATGAAAACGATTGGCAAGATGCTTGACGACAAGATTTGTCTCGAAGGCATGGTTTCCATCGTTTTGCAAACCGAAGTGATCGACCGCGAACACCTGTTCGTGACGCAGAACAACGGACGCACCACAGTAAAGAGCCCTATGGGCTTGTTCGATGCCGACATGATCCCCAACGATCTGGCCGCCGTCGATGCAGCAATCGCGGATTACTACAGCCTCACCACCCCGGCCTAAAGCGCCTAAACCGTTCCAAAGGATAGCAAATGTACGCACTGACCAAAGATGCAGTTGACGCAGCACGCAAGGCAGAGAACCGCACTCACTTTATCGACGTGAAGGGCGCTTTCACTGGCGTTTTCACCAAGGCCGAAAAGATACTAGCCACGACCGGCACGCATGGCGTCTCGTTCTCGTTCAAGGGGAACGATGGGGATATGGCGAACTTCACCGTGTACACCGTCAAGGAAGACGGGACCAAGCTTGGCGATTACGGCTTGCTCATTGCAATCATGGCCTGCATGAGCGTGAAGGAATTGACCGAAGCCAAGGTCAAGTCGCAGGTCTGGAACGCAGACACAAAGCAGAACGAAGAAAAGGTTCTGTTGCAGTTTCCCGAACTGCTGAACAAACAAATCGGCCTCATGTTCATCATGGAGGAATATGAGAAAAAGCAGGATGGCAAGCCGACCGGCGAATTTGGTTGGTCAACGCGACTCAATGCGGTGTTCCGCGAAGCCGACAACCTGTTCGCGTCCGAAATCATGGATCGCAAGACCCAGGCGCTGAAATATCCGCTGATCCTTGAATTGCTTCGTGATCGCCCGGTTAAGAATAAGGGCAACGCGTCATCATCCTTGGGCTCGCGGCGCACTACCAGCAGCGGGCATCCGAACGCGCCGGATGGATTCGATGACGAAATTCCATTCTGATCAACCAAAAAGGTAGTAAATAAGTCTTGACTCAAATGCTACCGCAACGATAGTATTCACTTGCGGTAGCGAAACAGGGGGCGAAGTGGCAAGAACGCACGTCAGATGCCGGAAATGTGAGACGCGCAGCGTGTTGCGACTTCTTCCCGAGCAGTACGAAATAATACCGAAGTGCCGAACGTGCGGCGAACGAAGTTACCGGGTTGATGCCTGGATGAACAACCGGGATAACTCGAAGCTGTCATGTGTTTGCGGGGCGTACTGGTTTAAACATCGACGGGGCAGTTTGTATTGCCACTACCGAGCAGATGGCGCACTACGAAACTACGGCGACAAAGACTTTGCGGACAGAAACCTACCAACCGAGACGGAACACACAAATGACCACAACAGAGAATACGAGCGTGTCGCAGAACCTTGCCCCTTTTAGCGAAATCAACGCCGCGCTCGAAGCGCTTAAATCGCGTCACACTGGCGTTGTGCATGACGTAAAGACGACTGTCGGCATGAAGGCGGCCCGCGCCGACCGCGCCGAAGTGAAGGAATACCGCGTTAGCGTGGAAAAGAAGCGGGTCGAATTGAAAGCTCCGCATCTGGAAGCTGGCCGCGAGATTGACGCCGAGGCCGCGCGCATCACGAAGGAACTCACGAAGCTTGAGCTTGATTACGACAAGCAGATTCGCGCAGAGGATTTGCGCAAGGAACGTGAAGCGAAGGAAGAGGCCGACCGTAAGGCGGCAGAGGCCCAAGCAATCCGCGACGCTGAGTTGGCCGAGGAACGCCGTCTTGCCGCCGAACGCGAGGCCGCATTGCAGGCAGAGCGCGATGCTACCGAGAAAGCCAATCGGGAATTGCGCGAACAGCTTGCCGTAGCACAAGCAGCGATTGAAGCCGCAAAGCCGGTCCAGGCTGAAATCATGGAGCCGATCAAGGGCTTTGATCCAGTGCCGATAATCGATGTCCCGGCAGGTTGGGAGCGCGTCGAAGCTGGCTTTGAAGTCGAGAGCGTGCCTACCGTTTTGGCAAAGCCGAAAAGCGACCCGTGGGACAACCGCTCCGTTGGAACTGGCTATCAGCCTTTGACCGCATCCGTAGCGCGGGTGAGCCCGGTTCGCGCATCGTTCGATTCAACCTTGCTTGACCTTCTGGACGGCGAGACGGCGCAAGTCATCGCCAAGGCATCAAATCACGCGGCTACGGCGTTCGTGCTACCTGACGATGGATTGGTGTTCGCGAACCTTTCCGACGCAGCCAAGCGCCGCACGTCACCCCGCAACGTGGCCGATGTGCTCGAAGCGATCCGATTCATTCGCGACGGACGGTAATTCAACCATGCACCACAACCGGATAATATGAAATGAACCAAGTTGCTGAACTGGTAGCAGGAAACCGCGAGCAGTTACGCGAGGCAGCAAACGGCCAAGGGCGCGTTGACGGGTACATGATGCCCATCGGAAAAATTCGTGTACGCGAAGGATTCAACGCGCACCGCGAGGCGGACCCGGACTACCCGGCACACTTGCGCTCTATTGCCGACAAGATCAAGGCTAACGGGTTCCGGCGAGACAAGACGTTGCTTGGAACCATTTCCGATGATGGTTATTTCTACCTATCCGGCGGTCATACTCGATACAACGCTGCGCTTATCTGTATCAGTGAGGGCATGCCGATTGAAAACCTTCCGGTTATCAATGAGGAAAAGGGAACCACGGACGTTGATCGATATTTCGAGCATATCCTGGGAAATTCCAGCAAGCAGCCAAACCCGCTCGGAGAGGCAATCATCATCAGGCAGATTATGGGGCTTGGCGTCAGCGAGCAAGAAATTCAGCGGCGTCTCGGCATGGCCACGGAAACGTTCAATAACCGGCTCATGCTGCACGCTGCGCCAACGTCAATTAAGGACATGGTGAAGGCGGGGGAGGTATCGGCAACTACCGCTATCAAAGCCATCAAGCAGAAGGGAGCGGGCGCGGTAGAGCATCTTCAGGAAGGCGTAAAGGTGGCGAAGGCAGCAGGCAAGACCAAGGCCAGCGCAAAGCACCTGAAGCCATTCAGCGAGCCGGTAATCACCGACACGCAGCGCCTCGACTGGCTTATCGACTCCGGTCACACAATCGAAGGCTGCGAGAGCAATGGCCTGTTCTCAGTCGTCACCTATGACGGCAGCACGGTTGCAACGGGCAGCACAGCACGCGGAGCAATCGACGCTGCAATGGCAGCATGAAGCCCGTCCGCACGACGCTGGCGCACCCGACTGGGTACGTGTGCGCTACGTGCGGAGCCGAGCATGAATTCCCGATGTACGTTTTGTCGAACTGGTTCATGACCATCACGCACCATTGCAATCACTGCTACGCCGTGCACTATCTATGGCGCGGAGTGGCGAAACTCAAAATTAAAGGGAAGTTACCGCAATGAATTCAGCAGAAAAGTATATGCAAGCGACAACGAAGCTCCACGCCCTGGGCAACACCATGTTGAACGGCTGCACGCCTGCAACGCTTGAATACGCCCTGCAAATGGTCGGGATCAGCAAGGAACTGTACGATGTGATCGATGCCGAGAACCGGGAAACGCTCGCTAGCGAGGCTTTCCGGCGCGCACAATCGGAAGTGCGCGAGGCACAGAAACACGTGGGCGCATTCGATCCACTTTTTTAAAACTAAATACTACCAAAACGGTGAGATTGGTTGTATAGTTAGCTCACTGACTTGCCAACCCGACATTAGGAAAATCATGCGTATCGAAATCAAAAATCGCTGGTCGCTTGCTGTTCTTTTCGCTCACGACGCCGAAGAGAACTCGATGGCTCTAACATTGACTTTTGCCGTCAAGGCAAAAGTTGACCTGAGTGGCGCGGACCTGAGTGGCGCGGACCTGCGTAGCGCGGACCTGAGTAGCGCGCACCTGAGTGGCGCGGACCTGCGTAGCGCGGACCTGAGTAGCGCGCACCTGAGTGGCGCGGACCTGCGTAGCGCGGACCTGAGTGGCGCGCACCTGAGTGGCGCGGACCTGCGTAGCGCGGACCTGAGTAGCGCGCACCTGAGTGGCGCGGACCTGCGTAGCGCGGACCTGAGTGGCGCGGACCTGCGTAGCGCGAACCTGAGTGGCGCGGACCTGCGTAGCGCGGACCTGAGTGGCGCGAACCTGCGTAGCGCGTACCTGCGTAGCGCGGACCTGCGTAGCGCGGACCTGCGTAGCGCGAACCTGAGTGGCGCGGGCCTGCGTAGCGCGGACCTGAGTGGCGCGTACCTGAGTAGCGCGTACCTGCGTAGCGCGAACCTGCGTAGCGCGAACCTGCTTCCAATCAAGGCTGATTTCATCGAGGTTATTTCGCAAGCTCCGCGCGAAGTCCCTGCACTTATCGACGCCCTCAAAAACGGCCGCGTCGATGGCTCGACGTACACGGGTGCGTGCTCATGCTTGGTTGGCACAATCGCCACGGCTCAAGGCGTCGATATTGAGTCAGGCGATTTTGCTATCCCGCGTGATTCGAGCCGACCGGCCGAACGGTTCTTCATGGCAATCAACAAGGGCGACACACCGGAAACCAACCAAGCGTCCGCGCTTGCTTTGGAGTGGGCTCAAACGTGGCATGCAACGATCAGCGCGGCATTCTCCCCGGCCGCGATCTAACACAGTGATTCGATACGGCTAGGTGATTCTTAGCCGATTTATATACTACCAAAATAGGATTAAAAATGAACGTCATCGACACGCCCACAACCACACTCGACATCGAAACGTTGCCAGATATGCGCGATGGTGCGCTCGATGCGTTCCGCGCCGCTGTTCAAGAGAACTTCAAAGCGCCTTCCGACATGACGAAGGAAAAGGCTTGCGCCGACCTGGGCATGACGGACAATGACGAAATCAAATTCACGAGCAAGGCGAACGCGCTGGATTTGTGGGCGGCTCGATTCAAGGAAGAAAAGAGCGAGGAAGTAGCCCAAGCAGAATGGCGCAAAACGTCATTCGACGGCTCCCGTGGTCGAATCGCAGTTATCGGCTTGCAGTTCAATGACGAATCGCCTATCGCGTTCTATCGTGGCGATTACCGCGACCCGGACGCCGAGCGCGAGATTTTGACGGATGCGTTTGAAGCAATCGCGGATAATTTCAGCCCGCAATCGATGCGCAATCCGCTTTACGTGGGGCACTACGTAGCACAGTTCGACTTGCGCTTTCTGTTTCAGCGCGCCGTGATCCTTGGTATCAAACCACCGGCAATCATCCCGTTCCAGGCTAAGCCGTGGGGTGATGACATTTTCGACACGATGACGCGTTGGTGCGGCGCTCAAGGGTCGATCAAGCTTGACGCTCTTTGCGCGGCGCTCGGCGTGATCGGCAAGACGGAAGGTATCGACGGCTCGATGGTGCTCGATATGGTGCTAGATGGTCGTATCGATGACGTGGCGGACTACTGCTGCGATGACGTGACGGCGGCGTATCGGTGCTATCGCAAGA